CAAGGATATTCGTATGAGGTATGGCTCTTCACGACTAAAACCAATTATCAAATACTAAAAACGAAGGATGATTTTGAAAAATGGGTGATTTAGCTCCAAACATAAAAAACTATAAAGTATTGACGCCAGATGGTTATAAAGATTTTTCTGGGGTATCTTTTATGGGGGATAAGGCAGTATGGAAACTGACTTTTGAACAAGGTGTAATATTGGAATGCACGGAAGATCATAAATTATATCAAAACTTGATTGACTATAAAGAGGCAAAAGATTTTGATATAGGAGACATAGTATTAAGTTCAGAGGGACATCTTGCACTTATTACACGAGAATATATGGGCGTTCAGCCTGTGTTTGACCTTGTTGAAGTAGAAGATGGTCACAGATATTATGCCAACACCGTTTTAGCATCAAACTGCGAGTTCATTATTCACGAAGAAACTCTTATCAGTGGTCTAAAGCTAGTCGATATGGAAGGTATTGAGCCTTTAGAGAAACACGGCCAGGTTCGTTGGTATAAGAAACCTACCAAGGGCAACCTATACGCAGTCGGCCTCGACCCATCCTTGGGCACGGGCGGCGACTATGCCGGTATTCAAATATTTGAGTTGCCGAGCATGGTTCAGATTGGCGAATGGATGCACAACAAAACAGACATAGCTGGTCAGGTGAAAATCCTACAAAGTATATGCGAATACCTATACGAAACCACAGGCACGGACAACGACATTTATTACTCGGTTGAAAACAACACGATTGGTGAGACAGCCCTATACAGCATTGCTGACATCGGCGAGGAAAACATCCGTGGTATATTCTTGTCTGAGCCTAAGAGAGCGGGCAATGTTCGGAAGTTCCGAAAGGGTTTCAACACCACAGAGAACTCGAAGATTTCAGCATGTGCAAAACTCAAGTCGCTAGTCGAATCAGACCGCATGACAATATGCAGCACAAACCTAATATCAGAGTTGAAGACATTCGTTGCGTGGGGCCGCAGCTTCAAGGCAAAAGAAGGCGACCATGACGACCTAGTTATGTCAACGATTCTAGTTATTCGCATGGCTTCGATAATCAAAGAGTATAATCCAGACGTTGAGAAGCGTTTGCGTGACCACAATGACAAACTGGTAATGCCATTGCCATTTATAATGATGACGTAAATCACTTTCAAGCATAAATACCTATATGAAAAACAAAGAATCTATTGCTGACGAACTATATAATAAGCTTTCAAAGTTTTCTGATTTACAGATGCTCAACGCCGAGGGTGAAATAACTGACACGATTGATGAAGCTGTTATTTTTCAAGTAAACTACGGCACCTCATACGATGAGAAAATCATCACTTTCAATATGTTCGACCCAGAAGTTCTTCAGGTTTTATACAGCAACCACGTAACAAACGATATGGTGAGTAAAGACCGCGAAAGATGGTATTCGTTTATTGACGAGATACGCGACTTCGCAATGACTAGAATGATGAAGTTCGAGGTAAAGAACTTTACGAAAGCTCGTTTCGATAAAAATGATTTTGATTTCATTCGCAACAATAGCCAATATAGCACAAAAGACGCAACTATGGAGAGTAGAATGTATGGTTCCCGCAGAAGTTCTTACGCAGAACAAGCAAACACACGATTGATCGTTAGACACGACACACCGATTGACGAAGAAATAAAAGGTGCACGTTCACGAAACATCAAAAATATTTACATTGAGAACGCAGACGGCGAACGATTCCTTGTTCCCCGTAATCACATGCCAACGGCTCGTGCCCTTGCACGACACGTGGCAAACGAAGGTGCGATCAATGACGACATCGCAGAAGCAATTGTTGAAATGCACGACGAAATGAAAACGCTTAGTAAGTTCAATCGCAAGACAAAGAACACCGAGGGTATGATGGAAGGTGCTGATAAAGTTGTTGAAGCTGCCAAATGTCGTTACAAGAAAGTGAAAGAAACTCTTGAGTCACTTCAAAAACAAACTGGTTACTCAGCATTCGCAGAAAGCTTCGAAGGAACCTCGCAGCTTGACGAAGACGAAGATGCATTTGAGAGCCTACGCAGCACACTAACGAAACAGACATACAACGAAGAGTTTGATGATGTGCTTCCGTATCTAAACCGTGCAATCAGAGAGAAAGAAGAATCAGACCTAGCTGAAAAGAATAAACAGATTGAAGAAAAAGCCCATTGGGTTCTCGGTATGGAAAACATTCAGTTGAAGGGCGGACCAGAGCTTGACGAAACACTTCGTAGCAAAGTGGATGAAATGATTGAAGAATCACGTATGATGCAGTTCGAATCCGAAGATGCCAAAAAGAGTGCTATGAAAGAGACACAAAAGAATATCCTTGAGTTTTTTCAACAGGAAGTTCTTGAGAGAATGTCAGACACTTCTGTAACCGAAGGTCTAGACCTTGAAGAGAAGATTGACGAAGGCATGGCAAAACATATGTTCATGTTATGGAAGAACGGCAACGTTGGATATGACCATTCAGTGACTGAATCTGACCTAGACATGTTTGAAACGTGGGTCGGCGACCTTGGTGAAGGTTGGCAGACAGATGATGCGATTACTGCCGAAATGGAACGTGCATCTGAAGAAATGTCCGATTATGCGTATGAAGTAGGCAACACCCATATGGATTATGACTTCTTTATTCAGGCCGCTGAAATGATGGCAGAGGGCGATTACGATGCCGCTGAAGAACACATCATGTCAGCAGACACTGAGCCACGCGAAAAAGCCCTAGAGCTTATGTCAGAAGCCGGTATGCACATGGAAGAAATGGCCGCTCAATGGGTTCGTGACATGGAAACTAAAGAGCCAGAAATGGATGCTGAAAATGACATTGACCTTGGTGATGATGAAAACGACCCAGAGGCTGAGTTTGGTGCCGACTCCGAAGAAGATGACGGTATTGACGATATGAAAAAGTTGGCTGGTCTATAAAAATGGACGAACTAGAATACATGAAGCAACTGGCTGGCGTAGGTAAATACGCCGTGGATACCAGTCTGCCAGATTGCTTCACAAACGTAACTCCACGTAGCCTCAACGCCCGTAAGAACGCCGCTGAAGCCCAACGTGCCAAGATGGCAACTCAAGAAGCTGCCCTTCCACAAGTAAAACCTAAACAGAAACCAAGTAATACTTGGGGATGGTTGGGTAAAACTGTAGTATCCCGTAAATAACATCCAAATAAAAAGTGGTTTTTTAGCCACTTTTTTTACGTTTTATATTGCATTGGATAAATACAATGCGTTATAATGGTTATATTGAATCGTTACGACGATATAGACTTCGGAATATTTAAAACCGGGGTCAAGGCATATTTACAAGGCATAAAGGCATATATAGGAGGCATAAACATGGCACGTAAATCACTAGCGGAAATCCGCACTCAACTAAAACAAGAAGCAGCAAACGAGGGTAAATCAACCTTTGTAAATGACGGGGCTTCATATCCATTCTGGAACATCCCACTAAACTCAACAGCAGTAACTCGATTCCTACCGGACGGTAACGAAGAAAATACCGAAGGTTTCTGGGTCGAGAGACTTATGATCAACCTTGAGTTCACAGGTGTGAAAGGCGATCCGACTCGTAATGACCGTATCGTTCTAAAAGTTCCTTGTGTAGAAATGTATATGGACGGTTCTACTTGCCCAGTGCAAGCAGAAATCAAGCCATGGTATAAAGACCCAGCGATGGAAGAAGCAGCAAACAAGTATTGGAAGAAGCGTTCTTACCTTTACCAAGGTTTCGTTGTTGAACATCCCGGTTTTGTTGACCGCAACGGCAACCCAATCGAAGACAACACCCCAGAGAACCCAATCCGTAGATTTGTAATCAATCCCGGTTTGCACAAAGAGGTAAAGAAGATTCTTCTGGACCCTCAGTTGGATGCATGGCCAGACGATTACGAAGATGGCTTGAACTTCAACATTCGTAAAGTTCAAGACGGTAAATGGGCATCTTATGATGATTCATTCTGGGACCGTAAGCCATCGGCATTGACTGATGAACAGCTTGCGGCTGTAGAAGAGCATGGGTTGAAAGACCTTCGCGACTTCTTGCCAAACAAACCTTCCGACACCGAACTAAAGGTGATCATGGAAATGTTCGAAGCATCAGTAGATGGTGAAGAATATGACCCTGAGAAGTGGGCAGCTTACTACCGTCCTTGGGGCGTAGAGAAGCCAGAAGGTATGACACCATCAACTCCGAAAAAAGAAGATGAGGCAACACCATCAGCTACGACAACAACAGAGAGTAAAGATGACGACAGCAATGAAGTGCCGTTTGATAACTCTACCAAAGTAGCTGACACATCTGACGACGATGACGCGGGACAAGGTAGCTCTTCTGACAGAGCCGCTGATATCCTTTCGAAAATCAGAAGCCGCAAAACTGCCTAAACTAACGTGGTTGTGACATTTAGGTAACCTCTTGGACCCTTACCTTGAGTCCAATAGTGATGCGAATGTAGGGATAGCATCACATCTTTTTTATCATGGAGAATATAATGGGAAAACCATTTGACGTATCAAAGTTTCGAAAAGACCTTACGAAAGCAATCCCGGCTCTAAGCTATGGGTTCAACGACCCAACGGATTGGATTTCCACAGGCAACTACCTACTAAACTATCTTATCAGTGGAGACTTCAACAAAGGTATTCCACTCGGTAAAGTTACCATTCTTGGTGGCGAATCTGGTGCCGGTAAATCCTTTATCGCCGCTGGTAACCTAGTCAAGAATGCACAAGAGCAAGGCATCTATGTTGTTCTTATTGACAGTGAAAACGCACTTGACGAATCATGGCTTCATGCACTCGGTGTAAACACCAGCGAAGACGCAATGCTAAAACTGTCAATGAGCATGGTTGATGAGGTCGGTAAAACAATCTCGACATTCATGAAAGACTACAAAGACATGAAAGAAGAAGAACGACCAAAAGTTCTGTTCATTGTTGACTCTCTCGGTGCATTGCTAACCCCAACCGAAGTGAACCAGTTCGAAGCTGGTGACATGAAAGGTGACATGGGACGTAAAGCTAAACAGTTGAAGGCACTCGTTATGAACTGCGTCAATATGTTTGGTAACTACAACGTTGGTCTTGTAGCAACTAACCACACATATCAGTCACAAGATATGTTTGACCCAGACGACAAAATCTCTGGTGGTTCTGGCCCAATCTATGCAGCATCTATCGTTATTGCAATGAAGAAGCTCAAGTTGAAGATTGACGCCGATGGCAACAAATCAACAAAGGTCCATGGTATTCGTGCCAAGTGCAAAATCATGAAAACACGATACAACAAACCTTTCGAAGAAGCTGAAATCCACATTCCGTGGGAAGAAGGCATGGACCCATATTCTGGTATGATTGACATGTTTGAGGGTAAAGGTATTCTTGTAAAGCAAGGCAACCGTCTCAGATATGAAACGAAAACTGGTGAGGAAATCATTGAGTTCAGAAAGAACTGGTCAGGCGAGAAACTAGAAATCGTTATGAATGAGTTCATGGATAGACTCGAAGAAGCTCCACAGGAAATCGAAGAAATCGTTTCAGAAGAAGTAGTCGCAGAAGAAGTTGAGTAAAAAATGGATACAGACCTATTAGAACTATTCTGGGAAACCGTAAAAGAATACGTCCCTCTCAAAGACCGACAGACAGCCGCTGACCACGTTGTTGGTGAGTTGGTTGACTTCGGCCTTGACGACGAAGGTGCAAACATGTTGAAGTCATTAGACACGTATATGAGACATGCTATTCTTGAGCATTTTCCAGAAGACGACGACCAAGACGAGGATGGATGGGAAGAATAACAAATGCGTTGGTATGGCCGTGTTTCAAAAGACCTTGCCGAGATTCCAGCTTTCATAAGATACTATGAAAACGAACTCACTGAGGCAAAAAAAGACATAAGTGCGGTAGGTAACGTTGAGAAAAACTCACGAGACTTACCCGCCATTACCGAAGTAAGATTTAGCCAGCTTCAAGAAGTTGAGGCTGTGCTAAACCTTCTCAACATCGAAATGCGTAAGATACGCAGAGGCGAATATATCAAATACGAACGATACCAAAAAGCATTGTCTGCACGAGAGATTGAAAAATATGTGGATGGTGAAGATGATGTAGTCGATATGGATTTAGTCATAAACGAAGTGGCACTAATCAGAAACAGATTCCTTGGTGTCATGAAATCTCTCGAAACCAAAAACTTCATGCTCGGTCACATTGCACGACTACGAACCGCTGGCATGGAAAACACAGAGGTCTAATATAAAATAACCTCTTGACACTCACTACAATATACTATAGTGTCATTTTGTAAGTTGATTCAAACGGGAGGTTTTTTTTATGCGTAAACCATATGATAGCTCATTCTTCGCGATGTTGACCGAAATGCGGTCTATACGTGGATAAAATCGTATACACACTTCGAGGTCTAGATTAGGGCTTGACATCTACCGAATAGCTATGGTATAGTCCATCTTGTATCGTGAAAACTTGAAATACCTTCGTCGTGACGAACGCCAACTCCGTAACTTTATCAAGAAGTGGAAGAAATAAATCATGCATCCTTATCTGAAAGTCGAACAGTACCACGAGATTCACAAGCCGGGTTTTTCGCCCAACGTCACTGAGTATCTTCACTGGAAGATTTTCATCGGTGACTTGGAAGTCAAATCAATCGGTTGGCCCAATAGCAACGAACGAGACAAACGCGAAATGAAAAAGTTTGTTATGCAGCTTGAAGAAGAGTTGGGCGTAAATGCCGAATGGTTCGATATGGTCGAGCAGACGGTGACCACCATTATGCCGACATTCATGACTCCACCAAAATAAATGTCGCCTTCGTTTTTATACCCAGACGGTCGCCGAGAATGGTTCTTGGATGATACGCTTACTGTGTTACACCGCCCCGATGGCCCTGCTCTTGAACGTGCCGATGGCCACAAAGAATGGTGGATGAATGGCGACCTACACCGAACCGATGGCCCTGCTGTTGAATGGGCAAATGGCACCAAAGAATGGTATTTGAATGACAAACTCCACCGAACCGATGGCCCTGCTATTGAAGACCCAAATGGCTATAAAGCTTGGTTTTTGAATGGCAAACGCCACCGAGAAGATGGTCCTGCTATTGAACGGCCAAATGGCGACAAACATTGGTATTTGAATGACGAACGTCACAGAACTGATGGTCCTGCTGTTGAAAATGCAAACGGCAACAAATATTGGTTTCTGAATGACAAAGAAGTTGCAATGGAAGATGTTCTTCCTGACCCAAAAGACCAGTTCTGGTGGAGAATGAAATCATGACCATAATATCTAATGAACAAACGGATGCAAATGGCGACAAATATTGGTGTGAAACAGATTCAAACGGCACCGTGCGTTGGTATTTGAATGGCGAAATTCATCGCACAGATGGCCCTGCTGTTGAACTTGCAGATGGCACCAAACATTGGTATTTGAATGGCAAACGTCACCGCACGGATGGCCCTGCTATTGAATGGCCAAATGGCGACAAAGAATGGTATTTGAATGGCAAAGAAGTTCAGATGGAAGATGTCATTACCGACCCAAAAGACCAGTTTTGGTGGAGAATGAAATCATGACTGAACCTATTTGTGAAACAGATTCAGATGGCGACAAAATTTGGTATTTGAATGGCGAACGCCACCGCACCGATGGCCCTGCTATTGAACGCCCAGAAGGCACCAAAGCGTGGTTCTTGAATGATGAATTACATCGCACAGATGGCCCTGCTGTTGAAAATGCAAATGGCTATAAAGCTTGGTTTTTGAATGGCAAACGTCACCGCACAGATGGCCCTGCTGTTGAATACGCAAATGGCTATAAATGGTGGTATTTGAATGACAAAGAAGTTGCAATGGAAGATGTTCTTCCTGACCCAAAAGACCAGTTTTGGTGGATAATGAAATCATGACAACACATGAACCTATTTGCAAAACAGATGCACATGGCAACAAATATTGGGTTTTGAATGGCGAATATCACCGAACCGATGGCCCTGCTGTTGAATATTCAGATGGCAGCAAAATTTGGTTTTTGAATGGCAAATGTCACCGAACCGATGGCCCTGCTGTTGAAGATGCAGATGGCAACAAATCTTGGTGTTTGAATGGAAAAATGCATCGCGAAGATGGCCCAGCCATTGAACGTGCAGATGGCAGCAAAGAATGGTATTTGAATAACGAACAAGTTGAAATGGAAGATGTTCTTCCTGACCCGAAAGACCAGTTCTGGTGGAGAATGAAAAGTAAATAACCTATTGACTTATACGCGGCAGTCGCGTATATTATACTTGTAAGTCGGAACACACACAGGAGTTTTACGCAAATGGCATATGTTCGTAAAGAAGACGCAGTAGCAGTTCGCAACGAGTTGAAGAAAGCATTTCCAGACATGCGTTTCTCCGTTCGTGTTCGTCACCACTCGGTGTTGGATGTTTCCCTGATGAAAGGCCCAAGCAAGTTCTTGAGCTTGTTTGATGATGCCAGCGACTACGAGAAGAATTACATGCATCGCAGCTTGAACCACTTTCACCCTCACCACTACGGCAAGCACGAATCCTTCGTGAAGAAAGTTTCCGAAATCGTGCATAACGCACCGGGCCGTGCCGATTCAGACCGCATGTATTTTGATGACAGTGACGCACAAATCGACTACTTCTATACCGCATTTTATGTGACCTTGGCAATCGGCAAGTGGGACAAGCCTTTCGAAGTTATGAAGAAGAAGAAATAGTATGTTAGCAGACGATCAAGAGTATGCCAAGAAACTCTTTACCGCTGATATCAGCGGTAAAGATCGTCCTATAGATTGGGGCACGTGTCCTAATCAACAGATGGCAACTAGCTTCAAACTCTACTATGAACGTGGGCTGTCACCGGGTGGTTTTGGCCGTGCATTCTTAGCCAATGATTTACAAGCCGCCGTGAGTCGAGCCGACAGTTTCAATCGTCAATACCTTGTCGATATGGTGCGATGGGCACAAATGACGTTGCCACCAGAATGCTGGGGGTCGCATGAGATTGTCGATAAATGGGAAAAAATGGGTGGTGTCCTCTCTGGGTCAGAATATGAATAATGTTGTTGGGCCAGACATAATCGACTACGAGGAATGGAACGAGTATTACTCCGAGTTTCGTAAGGTTTTACAGCACGTGTCTGACCACGAAGCACGTCGCGACCTTGTTGTGTTGTTCGAGAACGTGCAAGAAGCATGGCTGGATTATAGCAGGGCCAGCCTGTTTTATAAAAAGCATAACGAACAGCGATACAAGAAATACGAAGAAGCAAAAGATATTTTAGGCAAGCAAATAATGGTTGCCGGTTTGATGGGATTATAATAAATATGGTAATAGAAGATATAAAGATAGAAGATGATTACCGCTTGTCAGAGGCAACTTATGTGTCAAAGTGCGGTAAAAAAAGACAACGCATTCTCAGGGATGGCAGTAAGGTTATCTATGAAGAACGCGAGCATCATTCTAACAACCGCTGGGGAGATTTATGGGGTAGTTGGAAAAAACATCGCACCAATGGACCAGCCGTAATCGAAGATGACGTTGAGAAGTGGTATCAGAGGGATGTCCTTCACCGAGAAGATGGGCCAGCGTCACATGACCGCATGGGTCGTCCTATGTATCGTCTATGGGGCAAGAAGGTGAGTGTCTATGATGTCATGGGTGATTCCAAAGAAGCGTTTGCACACGCGATGGTGCATGAAGGTTTAGACCACAATGGTAAAAAAATCATGTCTTGATTATGACACCGACGAAGAGAAAGAGGCGGTTTGGGATTCTCTAAAGAAACCCTACGTCGAACCTACTTGTGGGAACTGTAAGCATATGGGTATGTGGGCATGTAAGCTCGACACCTTCGAGTGTAATCACCAATACATAGACCCAAAAACCGATGAACTGGTTATAAAGAATCCGTATAAGTTATGGGAATGGAATGGGTTAGTTGAAGATGAATAAACAAGATTTTTGGACCCGCCAAATCATAGAGTTAGACTAAGCTTGTCCTGTAGTCGCTTCCAAGGCTCACCAGCGGCAATCTCGTCTA